CATCCGTTTGTATGACCAAAACTTTATCTTTTTCCCAAGCATTTTTAGCATATGGACAAGGAGAAAGACCTTTGAGGTCATGATTTGGAACTTCCAAAACCTCAACTGACCAACTTCTAAGATCTTTCTCTATTTCGTTCATTAATTTTTATACCCCCCACCTGCTTTTTTATAAGCCGAAGCAAGCATTTGTGCTTTTCTAGCTGACCACTGACCGGGATTTCCGCCTTTTGATCCAGCTTTTATTCGATTAAACAACCGTTTACGCATACCCGGTTTTGTATAATTACCTGCTTCATTGACGCGACTTTTAGATTTTTTCTTGACCTTGCCGCCTTTTTTCATGCTAACAGGGCCATCATCTATATTTTTAGCAGCTCTTATTACTGCTAAATCTTTTGCGTCATCACCTGTAGATCGAAATCTCATGCGAGAACTTCCTTTCATTTGACTAGCTATATTTGATCTTGCAATAGCCATCTAGCATTTCCATCTTTTTCTAGCCTGTCTTAGACGGCTGTTTGGGTTTTTTGCTGCTTTTGGGAATTTTTTCATCTGCCCTGCAGATCTAGCACAAAAAGATTTACGCCTTTTGGCTGCTTTGCTTCCGGGTTTTACTTTTCCAGTAACGGCGGTTTTAAGCTTAGAACCGGGGTTATCTCTACGATATTTAGCCACACCTTTAGCAGTCATACCCGCACCTGATTTAGTAGGGCGCTTATGACCACCTTTTATGGTGTGGCCTTTCATCGTTCCTTTTCGCTTTTTCTCTGCCATAATTTTACGACAAAAATACAGTCACGCCTTCACATGCTGTTAAGTCAAGATAGACATCTGTAGAAAACAAAATGCCATTATCAGGAAGGTTAACAGAATGCACAGTGGACGTGGTTAAGGTCATAGTTAGCCGCGTAGTACCGCTTGCTCCACCATCTTTAAGCGTAATAGCTGGACTACCACTAGAAGAGGTATGCACTTGTATCTGACGAACTCTCGCTCTTGAAGCATATACAGTTGCATCTGCGGTTTTCGTAACAGCAAAAATATCTGACTGAGACATCAACTATCCTCTTTCTTTGGACGGCCTCGTTTTTTAGTAACAATCTCAGTTGTCCAAGCCTCGTTTTGAGGGGTGGATGGATCGTCAGCTTTTAGAGTACCATCTTTGTTTCTAGCGCGAACTTTTTTTCGCGGTTTCATGTTAAGCTTGCCCATAGATCACCTATGAAACAGCAGCACTAAACGGTGTCGCTTCTGTACCTGTTGCCGATTGATTGATTAGAACACGAAAGACGTTTGATGCAACATCTTGAATTTCAATATGACCGCCTAATATGCCACCTTTTGTAGTGCCGTCTAGTGTGATCGTATCTGAGTCTGCCGCAGTTTCAAAAATAGAAGCCGTATTGTCTGAGTCATTTGCAACCACTGCGACGCCTGCCATTGTGTCATTGGCGTTAGCAACTTGAATAACATAGTTATTTGAAGTCACTGTTGTTTGAACAAAAAACTTATAAGTATTACCAGTGCCAGACGCTGCAGGTAGCGTAACAGTAGCACCAGATGCTACGTTAAGGTTCATTGTGCGACCCGCATGAGAAGCAGATGTTAGCGTTGTGTCTGCTGTAATAGAAACCAAAGAATCTGAACCGCTGACGAAACCAGCAGTAGATGTCACTGGGCCTGAAAATGTAGTTGATGCCATAATAAATACCCTTTGCACAAGGTTTTGCCTAGCAGTCTGTGCAACGTCAGGTCGGGGGGTGTCCTGTCTGCAAGGCTAATGTTGCCCCTACAAACAGCATAACATAGTTTTTTAAAAAAGAAAGGGGCAACTTACGCTGCCCCAGTTACAGGGAGGACTACTATATGAAAAAAGTAGTAACTCCTCTATAGCATAATTTAGGCTCCGGGGGAACCATAAATCCCTAATGGGTCGGAGACACCAAAAGAATAACGCTCTCTTGCTTTGTAGCGAACGTTACCTGTATCGAAATCACCGTCCATGCCTGTCTGCATAGCAGTACGCACAAAGTGCTTCATGCCATTAGGTACGTCTGTAGTAATGAAGAACGCATCAGTATCTGTTAGATAATGGTTGATGGTATAGCCCTCTGGGATAGACCCGTTTGAGCGAATAGCATTAATATCATTATCTGCTGTACCTACGCGAAGTTCAGTCTGTAATAGACGTGTAGCAACAAACATAAGTGCTGGCGGAATAATTAACTTACGTGGACGAGCAGCGATCAACAAACCACGTTCGTCAGTGAACGCAGCGATATCAATCACAGCTTGCTCAAGTGAAGTTTCATTCAAGTCAGCATTTGTTGATGGTTTGTTTGAGTTTGTACCACCCTCAACTGTTGGGTGATCCGTAGCAAACAAGAATGATCCATCTCCAGCCTTGAAAGTATCAAAGCCAGTGTTCAACAATGAAGCTGCTTTCGTCTGCTTTGTGTACGCCATACCACGAGCAAGTGCTTTGGTGTAACGTGCTGAAAGAGAGTCATATAAGTTATCTTCCATCGCTTCTTCAGTGATAGAGAAACCCATAGCAACAGTTTCATGGTTGTATCTAGCGGTGAAATGCTCTTGTGCATTATCGTAAGAAATGGATTGACCCTCTGCTTTTACAGGAGCTGCTCCAAAACCGCTCAATTTGACTTCCTCCTCAAAGCTACGCTCTGAAGTTTCTGTCTCGTAGATCTCATCATGCTCGTTCTCGTACCTTCCGTACTCAAGACCGAACAATGCATTTAGACCGGGAAGTAGCTCTTTAAGGAGCTGGGCGCGTGAAATAGCCATAATCTAATCTCCTTATAAGCCAACGTTGTTCGTCATCTGGTGACCGCCCGGATTGAACTTTACAAGTACATCTGGATACGCATCACTAGCGTCAGAAACATGAGCAACGATGCGAAATGCAGCCGCTGCGGTTTGAACAGTCGCGTCTAATGCAGAAGTTGAGTTACCTGTTCCTGTATCACCAGTTGAGGTAGACTGCGCCGCTGCAAAACCTGTGTTCGTGCCAATGATTGTTTGCGCTCCTGAACCATCAAGCTGCGCTTGAAATAGTACATTTGGATCGTCAATCACATAGGCTTTAATCGCAGTACTATCACTGTTTGTACCAGATGGATAATACTGTGCCTGAACACGTTGACCTGAAGAGTTTACATATTCACAACCAACGAAAACGCCAATAGCGCCCACGCCACTTGTACCGGAAATCGCGTTAGAGGTCAGGTCCATACCTGTGCCTGTAGCTAGCGCGATATACCCATCGGCCCCGATGATAACTGCTTGCCCATAGAATAGGTTTGTAGCTTCACCTGCAGGATCAATGAGATACTGGGTCGTTGCCCCAGCATATGGCATTCCGTCCGTACGTCGGATAGGACGAAGTCCATAAGGAGCTGCTGTTGTAGCCATAGCTCTAGTTCCTTACATTTTAAGTTTCTACCAAGCAAGCTCCCCGTAAAGGTTACTTGCCTACGAAGTCCTCGTACTCCTCTCTGGATTTAGAACAGGCATACGAGGGTCTGATTGTTTCAGATAGGAGTTATCCACAGCTTCCATTTGGTGTTTAGCCTGTTGGAGTTGTGCATCCTTCCTAGCTTTAACGTTTTCGGCAGAATTCTGGCAAAGCAGTAATCCACCGACCTCAATATTGTCTTTAAATCGAGAATCGATATCAGACACAACTTGAAGGTTTGGATGATCTTCTTTTCGAACAGGTGTCCAACCTTCGCGGAATCTAGAAGAAACATTCGTGTTATCCATATTACCCAATACTGATGTGCGAATCCAACGAAACTCTATTCCGTCTCGTGGTTCGGGGGTTGGTAACATCGAAGGTCTCTGCCACGACACTTTACGTTTCTCGTCTTCACGAGTTTGATGGTTGCGCGAGGTTCTGTTTGTCATTTAGATGCTTCCTTCATTAACTGCGCCGCATATTGCTCATTTGTCAGACCAAGCCGCTTGGCGAGAGCAGCTTGCGTTGAGGTCAGTCGCACTGTGCGTGGTTTCTTTGTCGTTTTAGACGGTGCGGCAACCACGGGGCCGTTTTGACGCTGGGGTGCTTCTTCCTCAATTTTCCCATCGTCAAACTTATCTGGAAAGACACGCCTTACGGCTTTGTCTATCTCATCATAGTACTGATCTGTTCTCGGATCAATACCTTGATTTACAAGCTTCTGATGAAGCCCATATGCATACCCTGTCATTTCAGGGTCTTTTTCAAACCATTCGTTCTTTTTACCCCACTCCAGAGCCTTCTGATCTACCTGTGGAGGTTGAGCAGGAGGTTGCGGTGCGGGTTCAGGTGGTTTTTCTGCCACCCTAGACCGTGGTTGATAGTTATCTACACGATATTTTTCGTTTTGTATAGTTGTAAGATCCTCTTGAGCCTTTAATAAGGCATCTGGATCACCAGACTCATATGCCGCTTTATACTCTCTTTTAGCTTTTTCTAGCTGTGCTTCTATACGACCTTTAGCTTGTCCTATGAGAGTTTGTTCTCCGTCATCTAAATTTTTACGGAGTTTCTCATTCTCAGCCTTAATTGTTTCTGCATAACGTAACGCTTCTTCTTGTAAACGCGCTGCTTCTTCTTTTGCACGGCGTTCTTCATGAAACTCAAACTTTAATTGTTTGATACGCTTTTGCACCCCCTCAGAATATTTCTCTACTTCATCATCTGAAGGTATCTGTGGTTCGGCGTTTTCGGCACGGCGCGGCTTTCCCTGATCCTCTTCAGGGGTGTCATCTACGACTTCAATCTCAAAAGAATCAACATCTTGTGTTTCAGGTGATTCGTTTTCAACATCTTGTTGTGCGCTAGCTAATGCTTCTGCCACTGTCTCTTCTTTGAACTCTTGTTCTTCAGCTACATTACTCATACTCTTGTATACCCCCTTGGATCATCTACCACGGCCTCAACAGTGTCATCATTGATTAGACGAAACTCTTTACCGTGTATCTTAAACCTCGTGCCAGAATAAGAACGAAAGATAACGAAATCTTGTTCTTGGCAGTAAGGTCCATTCGGAAAACGTTCTTTATCAGAATAAGCGTCTGGCCCCATTTTTATAACAAAACCAACGATTGAAGCAGTCTCTTCTGCGTGTCTAAGACCATCAGGCATAAATAACCCGCCTTCTGTCTTTTCGCTTACTTCTGGAATGCCTATGAGTATTTTGTAGCCTTTTGGCTCTGGTAGCTGTGTAGCTACTTTTTCTTCAGTTTTAACTTCTGCTGTATACATAATATTCCTTGCAGTGATTTAGGTTCACAGAAACCTTGCGTGGATCATCCACGAAGCCCCAATTAATTCATAGAACAAAAAGATCTATTCTTCAATAAATCTTTTTTCTAAGTCGTCTAGCTCTCTATCTAGTAGTTTGAGAGCCTCATAACGTCCGACAAGCCTGTTATACGCAGCTATGTCTTCCGCCCTCCCGTCAGCTAGGAACTCTTTAACTTCGTCCCTATAGTCGGTGATAACACGCTTTAAGAGCGTAATAACCGTATCATCCATCCCCCTTAGTCAACTCCTTCGCTACTTCTATACCTAATTTAGCGCCAGCTTGCTGATCTGCGCGTTGATTCTTATCCAACTCTGTAGCAAGCGTAACCCCCAGTTTAGCGCCCTCTCTTTGATTCTGCGCTTTAATCTTCTCAGCTTCAAGCTGAATTTTAGCCATATCAGTCTGCATTTTATGCTGCAGCTCTTGTGCTTTGAGCTGTAGCTCTTGTTGCTGCATCTGCACAACAGGATCTTGCTGCTGTTTGGCAACTTGTTGTTGCTGTGCTTCTGTCTGATCTTTCTTCAATAGCTTTTCTGCTGCATCTTTTGCCATGCGAGAAATGTCTACTTCTATATTTTCTGGTAGTGGTTGCTCTTCGTTTGGCATCTCCACACCAAGCATCTTCTCTATCTCTCGGCGATACTGGAACGCAACGTGTTCGGTTATATGTGCAGCCATCGCCTGTTGTATCTGCTGCGCGAATGGAGACTGCCCCACCATCTGCATGATCTTTGGATCTTGTGCTGCTGCCATATGAACACCAATATGCGCTTCGTGATCCTGATATTTGAAAACTTTTACAGGCTCCTGTTTTAAGATCATCATGTTCTCGGTTACAGGGTCTGCTGGTTTAATATCATCAGGTAATTTAATTATATCGCTTGCATCCTGTATACCTAGAACTTCTAACATCTGGCGATGTAGTTTCCCCATGTCGTATAGCTGTGGTGCTTGCTGTGCTAGCTGTAGAGCTGCTTGATACTGCATAATTCTTTGCGACATCGTAGCGGCGTTAGGATCGCTAACAGGTATAACATCTACCCGCTTGTCGAAATCTTCTGTCCTGTTGAATTCACCTTCCATCTCATAAGCATATTCTGCTGGCATATAGTCATGTACGATCTTTGCAAGTAGGCGTAATTCTTTTTTCATTGCCGCATGAAGGCGAGCCTGTACACCAGACATCACCTTCATGGATCTCTCTAGAAGGGCAAGAGTTGTACCGACTGGTGCTTGAGCATTCATGTCACCAACCTGTATATCGGCTACAGACCCTATACGTCGTCCTTCCTCGACAATGTTGCCAAGTAAAGAATAGAGTACTCCGCTTGGCTCTTTATAAGGGATGAACGTGATCGAATCACGGATTGCCCCACCCGGTACATCCACGTCCCTGAACTCCCCCGGCATAAGAGGGGTGTCATCGCCCTTAATACGCATTCCCCTAGCTTTAAGACCTGCAGGTAAATTCGATAACGTACCCGCATCAATAAGTTGTCGTAGTATTGAGGTGGCTGATTTCGCCAAGCCTCCAATGAGGTGAATAAGTCCTGTGCCGTAGAATCCCAATCCCGGTAGGTATCGGTAATGTACGAAATGCATACGTTTCTTTTTCTTTTCGTCATCTTCATACCAATTCTTTCTAATAGATAATATCTCTTGTGACGACTTGTCTATGGTTATGACATAAGGTCTTGCTATACCGTCAGGGTCGTCAAACTCTTCAGGCATGTTAATGTCTAGATGCATCTCTAGTATGGTATGCCGATCATCATCTTCAATGATAGCCTCTTCACCATCTAACTCATCATACTTTTCCTGTATGTCAGAAAAATCTGGTGACGGGTCGGGTAATTCAACATCTTTATAGAACCCATTTACTTGAAGTTGCAGAATTTCGTTTCTAGTTTTTTTCATAACATGTGTATATCTTGGACATGTCATAAGATCAGTTGTACCATATGAAGCAACAAAATCCTCAGATGGGACAAACACCGCACAGGGTCTGTCAGTTAGTGGATCGTAGTATACTTTTTTAAACGCTGACCCTGCTAGAGGTAACTTAAACAACATTTGCTCAAGCTCATCTCTGTATTCTGTCATCTC